CCATGAAGACTTGCACTGAAATGTATAGTGATATCTCTGCAGATCATATGCTGCACCCTGATGATGACTTTGAAAAGATCATCGAGATCATGGTTAACCACATGGAAGAAGATGTATGAGCAATTCTGCTACCATTGAATACTTTGGAATGCCAACCGTTGAACAGGCCATTGCAAATTACTTTGCAAAGCATGGAGTCACTGAGGATGTTCGTGACTATTTGATGGTCCTTGAAGTCGAAAAGCCTGATGATTTTTTTCAGCTAGTATGTGATTTTATTGAAAAAAACGGTTGACATTTTTATCAAAATATACTATACTAATAATATAAGGAATGGAGATTGTTATGCATTATGTTCTTATGATTGCCGGTTTGATTACAATGTGTGTACCTGAAGAAGCTGGTTTTCTTCGGTTCGCTCTTCAAGGTGGCCTTGGTCTCAGCATGTTCGGCTTCGGTACGCTGATTGCTCTTGAAGAAAATAATGCATAATGTTGTTGACATTATTTTGAAAATAGACTATATTTAATTATCAATTGGAAAGGTTTTTGTTATGGCACATATGATTGAATTTATGGATGGCAAAGCTTCGATGGCTTATGCTGGTGAAACTCCTTGGCACGGTCTTGGTACTGAAGTTCCTGCCGATATTACTCCTGCTGATATGCTCAAGGCTGCCGGTCTTGATTGGCGAGTGACTCCGGTTCCTGCCTTTGCTGAAATTGCTGGTAAGCAGGTTTCAGTTGGCCACTCTGCTCTGGTTCGTGATGTTGACAATAAGATCTTGGACGTTATCACTGACGACTGGATTCCGAATCAAAACGAATCTGCTTTCGAATTCTTCAACGACTTTGTCGCTGCTGGTGAAATGGAAATGCATACTGCTGGTTCGCTTCGTGACGGCCAGCTGGTCTGGGCTCTTGCCAAGGTCAAGGAAAGCTTCGAGCTTTTCAAGGGTGATACAGTAGAGTCCTACCTCCTCTTCACCAATCCTCACAAATATGGCTGGTCAATCGACGTCCGGTTCACTCCAATTCGTGTTGTTTGCAACAACACTCTGACTCTCTCGCTCAATACTCAGTCGAGCAAGATTGTAAAGGTTAGCCACCGTCGTGAATTCGATGGTGATCTGGTCAAGGAAACTCTTGGTGTTGCCAAGGAAAAGCTTGCCAAGTACAAAGAAATGGCTGCTTATCTCGGTTCGAAGCGTTTCACAGACGAGTCGATTGTAGATTACTTCACTCGCGTCTTCCCAGTCTCCGGTTCCAAGAAGGAAATCAGCAAGAATGCTGGTATCGCTTTGGAAATCATGGACCAGCAACCTGGTGCAGAATTTGCTGAAGGTAGCTGGTGGCAGGCATTCAACGCTGTCACTTTCATGACCGATCACATGATTGGTCGTAATTCTGACAATCGTCTGACTTCGGCTTGGTATGGTGCTAATAAGAACCTTAAGACTAAGGCACTGGAAACTGCCGTAGAATTTGCAGACGCAGCATGATTGTAACTTACCTGCCATGGCTAATGTCATGCCTTACCATTTGGATGACGTTGCTGGCAGGTAACAATCACCCACGTGCATGGGCAGTTGGACTCGGCAATCAAGTCCTTTGGATTACATGGATTATTGCCAGCGAAACGTGGGGATTGATTCCGATGAGCATTGCGCTTGGAATCGTTTATGCCCGCAATCACTTTAAATGGAATACTGTGGAGGAAAAGAATGATTGAAGTGAAGAGTAGGTCCCCAGAATCTTGGGGACCGCTAGCCAAGGTTGGTGATAGAGAGTTCAATCGTATTATTAACAACCGCAAAGGCAATACGAAGGATCTGATCAAGAAAGCCAAGAAGCTCAAGACCTATAAGGTTTGGTTCAAGAAAGTTTGGGAATCAGATTACTTTGAGATCCTAGCAGAGAATGACTATTCAGTTGGCAGTGCTGCTCGAGCTTATTTCAAAGCAAATGAAAGTAAGATCGGGTTCAAGGAACAGCCCCGTAGCAAGTGGGCGAATGGTTATGCTGGTTATGATACACTAAGTTATGTAAAGGTGAAAGAATCTACTACGAATAAATAAATTCATGGTAGAAGAAAATGGTACTTACTTTGTAGGAATGTCTTTAGAAACCGAGGATGATGAAATCATCTTTCCGGTAAGATTTCATACAAAGAATTACAAAGAAGCTCTCATACTTACTCGCTGTATCACATCAGGTGACCCTCGAAAGCGAGTTATGTTTGCTGATATTGATGAGGAGTTCTAATATGAAAAAGCTTATTGCATCTGTTCTTGCTGCTAGCATGCTAATTACCACTCCGGCTTTTGCCGAACACCGCAAACGAGACAGAGACTATAGCCAACATGAACGCCGTAAAGGTGGTTGTGGCTGGCTTTGTGGAGCAATCATTGGCGGTGTTGTTGTAGGTGCTCTTTCCTCTGATCGTAGAGAACGCAGAGATCAATTGTAGAATGGCATCGTGGTGAACGATACATCTACTGGCAAACTACCTGTAATTAAGGAATAATATATGAAGAAGTTTATTGCACTAGCACTTGTAATGCTAGCCACTCCAGCACTTGCTCAGAAGACACCAGTTGGTGTTACCTATGATACTACCATTGTTCGCGCAATCGATGGTGATACGGTTGTTGTTACCGCGCCATATCTTCCAGCACCACTGAAGCCTGAGCTCGGCGTTCGTATCTTTGGTGTTGATACTCCAGAGAAAAGCTTCCGTGCTAAATGTGAAAGCGAAAAGAAGCGCGGTGAGCAAGCTTCTGTCTTTACAAAAGACGTAATTGCTGCGACAAAGAAGCATCAGGTTGTTCTATACGATTGGGACAAGTTTGGCGGCCGTATTCTTGGCGATATTTTGCTTGATGGTATGAGCCTTCGTGATCTGCTTATCAAGAATGGTTTTGCTCGTGAATATTATGGCGACGCAAAGCAATCTTGGTGCAATTAATGTTTGACATTTAAATCAATCTAGTATATAAATAGAATATCAGTTGTTGACAATCAACAATAAAGGTTCCGAGGACGCGGGGGCAGTACCCGCCACCTCCACCATCTGCACTTCCCTCACAGGTATTCTAGAACCTGCCGGTGGAATAGTTGAATAAGTAAGTGGGTCAACTGTGCAGTTGATGGGGGTGAACTAGGATCGACTGGGATGAAATAGGGCGGTTCGAGACTGAATGACTGGCAAAGTGCCATTAAACTAAATGCAGCGAACGATAATTCGCCTGTTGAATTCGCCCTAGCGGCTTAATTCAAATGCGCCCTGGGAGAGCGTGGAAACAGAATCTCCCAACCTTTTCTTGGCCCAATATTCTTTCTTTTTTTGAGACATTTTTAAACGCGTTTCTTCGGAATATGGTTGTACACCTTTAAGGCCTTTATTCCATGCTGGATGTGATTTGCCTTTATTTGCAGAACCATTTCCACCAGAAGAGTGTTTCTTTTGATTATAATATCTAACAGTTTTATTATTAATATTGGGAGTCCAGTATAACTCGGTATCCTTAATCATGTTTAACCAACGCTGTTCTGCTTCACGCAAAGCTTTATTGTCACCATAAACATATTCTAATATACGGAGTTTGAAAGTTTCTGGCCGTTTCTTATATGCTCTTAACATCATTTTGTTAGAACATATATAAGAATCTTTTATACGACCCTTGTGGCCACCAAGATAAAAGAACTTTGCTTTGGTATCATACCAAAGATAAACGTAGCCTGTATATATAGTCATGCTGATACTCCTAGAAAGTGTTAGAGTGACTGGGTGTCCGAAACCGCGAGTCACATCTATTTATAAATGTTTTACTCTTTACCACGAGTAAACCATAATGATTTTGCATTTCCAGTAAGAGGGAAATGGATGGAAGATACCTTCGTTATTTCTTTTTGTATCTTCTCATAGCGACAGAAAAACTATAGGCTGAGATGCCTGCAAAGTAGTCTCTGTTTGCCAAAGTCATTTAAGATTAGAGGATACAAATGAAACTTTTCGAAAATAGAAAAGATTTCCCGTACCTGCGCTGGGCTGAAGGATTCTGCCTCGGTCTTGCTCTTGCTGCAGGCGCAGCAGTTGCAATGCCAACCAAGGAACCAGAAGTCAAGATTGTTAAGGTACCTGAAGTCAAGGTAATCGAAAAAGAAGTTATCGTAAAAAAGCCAGTTTATCTGAGCGCAAACGATAAAAAACAAATCCAATGCATGGCCGAGAATACCTACTTTGAAGCTGGCCATGAACCCTACAAAGGTAGGATTGCGGTTAACAATGTTGTGTTAAACCGCGTCAAAGATGATAGATTCCCAAAAACACCATGCGGAGTAATTAACCAAAAAGCTCGAGGCGTATGCCAATTTTCATGGAAGTGTGAGGGAGGAAAGCGAATTCGTGACGGTGTAGCTTTCGCAAAAGCAAAAGAAATCGCCGAACACGTGTACCTAGGAAATTACGGTGACGTAACTAAAGGTGCAAAGTTCTACCACGCCGACTACGTAAGTCCTCGTTGGGGTAGAGTCTTTGATCGTACAACTAAGATTGGTGCACATATTTTTTATAGAGGATGATTTATTATGGTGGACGACGTTATCTTTCAAAAGACTATGTCTAATGAAAAGTTTATTAAAGAGATCGAAAATCTTGTGAAGACGTATAATTTAGATTACATGGATGCCGTCGTCCACCTTTGTGAAAAGAATAATATTGAAATTGAGGCTGCTGCTTCAATTATCAAGAACAATATTAAAATCAAATCAAAACTTCAGTCGGCTGCTGAAGATCTTAACTATCTTCCTAAGACAGCCCGACTGCCAGTATGACGCCGTTCGAGTCTTATAAGACTTTCCTTGCGGTCAAAAGCCACTTTACCAGTGATAGTTATGATTACATTAAGTACAATGGTAAAGTGAATGCAAGTTCTACGAGCTTCGAGACTCGTAAAGACAAGTACCAATTTTACAAACTCTCCAAACATAAGAACCCACTCCAATATCTAGTTGCCAACTTTGTTGATGGTGACTTGAAATGGATTGGCGATTTGTTTGATGATAAGTCTGAAAAGCTCTATGCTGACTGGCTCAAGCGACAGCAATCTCTTTCGTATATTTTTGAGCAAGACCTAAATAAACTGTTGACAGATTTTGACGATAATGTTATTGTAAAGAATGGGCAACACCCATATTTACTTAAACAATACTTACGTAGAGAAATCTCGATTGAGACTATTATTATTCTAAATGATATTCTTGGTTTCTTTGGCCACTGGAATAAGAAGATTGAAGATGGTGTTCTCTGGCCGAGCATATATAAAAAGCTAAGTAAGTATAAACCATTCTTTCATTATGACATGTTCAAGTGTCGTAAAATACTGAAAGATAAATTTGCAGGTGATTGATGTCTGAATATTTTCGTTACTCTACTACTCCGGCTAATCCGGCAATGACTGCTCAAGCTCCTCTAGCTTCTTCTAAAGAAACATTTGAAAAGATGATGGCTGCCAAGCAAGTAAATGATGGCAACTATTGGAATGTGATGTGTGAAGTGTTTGCTGAGGATTTTGAGAATCTTCCTAAAGAACGCTTTAAGGTCTGGGCATCTGTGATGTCAGTTCCTTTTATGACTCGAGCTCGATTCTTCGATTACTTTGCTGCAGTTCTTCCGGCTGCGAAAGAAGATCGTCGAATTCGTTACGCACTCGAAGATCCCGATGTAGGGATTACCGAACAAGATCGTGGTATCTATAATCTGTTCGAAGACTTTACAACCTCAATGAATCGTATCCAACATATGGCTCACCTTGTTTTGAACAAGTGGACTCCAGAAGATCTGGCAAAGCTGGACACGATTGTAGAACTTGGCGGCGGCATTGGCGACATGGCTGATATCGTCTACAAGCTTGGCTTCAAAGGCAAGTACGTAATTTACGATTTTGCTGAAGTCGGTGCAGTTCAGAAGTGGTATCACGATCAGTTGGGACATACCAACATCGTACATACTTCTGATGTGAATGATCTGTTTGATGCAGATCTGATGATTGGTACTTGGTCATTCACCGAGATGCCAGTCGACCTTCGTAATGATATCATGTCAAAGATCGGCCAAACAAAAAATTGGCTAATTGCATATTCTAATGAGATCTTTGGTAGGGATGGCGGGGCTAAATATCTCTCAATTAAATATAACGACTAATATAACGTACACAACGACATACAAGGAGAATAATTATGTCTTTCGCTGATCTCAAGCGCTCGTCTGCTACTTCATTCGAAAAGCTCACCAAGGAGCTTCAAAAGCAGACCACTACCTTCGACCGTTCCGACGATGACAAGTATTGGAAGCCTACATTGGATAAGGCTGAAAATGGCTATGCAGTCATTCGTTTCCTTCCTGCACCAAACGGTGAGGATCTTCCTTTTGTTCGTATCTGGGACCATGGCTTTAAAGGCCCAACCGGTCTTTGGTATATCGAGAAGTCGCTAACGACTCTTGGTAAGCCAGATCCTGTTTCTGAGCATAACTCTGTTCTCTGGAATACTGGTCTGGAATCGGACAAAGAAAAGGCACGTGACCAGAAGCGTCGCCTGTCTTACATCTCAAACATCTACGTTGTTAGCGATCCTGGTAATCGTGACAACGAAGGTAAGGTCTTCCTGTACAAATATGGCAAGAAGATCTTTGACAAGTTGAACGACCTGATGAACCCTCAATTTCAGGACGAGCAACCAGTAAATCCGTTCGATCTTTGGACGGGTGCTAACTTCAAGCTCAAGATTCGTAAGGTTGAGGGTTACCGCAACTACGATAAGTCTGAATTCGACTCTCCCGCACCACTG